GCATCCGCTGTAATACTCTCATCTCCCAGATTTGCTGATAAAGGTATTCCTGTTGGGAATACATTAGCATCCGCTGTAATACTCTCATCTCCCAGATTTGCTGATAAAGGTATTCCTGTTGGGAATACATTAGCATCCGCTGTAATACTCTCATCTCCCAGATTTGCTGATAAAGGTATTCCTGTTGGGAATATATTAGCATCCGCTGTAATACTCTCATCTCCCAGATTTGCTGATAAAGGTATTCCTGTTGGGAATATATTAGCATCCGCTGTAATACTTTCGTTACCAATAGTAGTAGATAAAGGTATTCCTGTTGGGAACACATTAGCATTTGCTTGAGTATTTTCATCACCAATAGCTGTTGATAAAGGTATTCCTGTTGGGAATACATCAACATCTCCTTGAATAAATTCATCTCCCAGATTTGCTGATAAAGGTATTCCTGTCGGGAATACATTAGCATTTCCTCTAGTAATAACATTTCCTGTTGTCGTAGTCGCACTAACACCTGCGGCAGTGACACTATCATCAGTAGGAATTGCAGAAAGAGGGAATTCAGCAAAAGCAGCAATAGCAAGTAACATTAATGTATCCTAGTTAAAATAAGTATTTGTCATACCTATTTTAATATATTATTAGCAATAAAGGAAGAGGTTGGTTAAGTTAATTGTATTAGAAGAAATTATTGCTTCTATACTAACTTTATTAGCTAAAGCGTATTTTAACCTAATCTTTTTTCTCTTCTTTGTTTTCTTGTTTAATTTCCTTAGATAATTCAGTCTTTAATAAATCAATATAATGTTTCTGTAATACTTCACAGTCAGTATAATCTAAAGATAATTGATTTTTTCTCGCTCCAATATTTTGTAACTTACCTAAATATAACTTGCCATTATCAGATAGCTTATCGCTATCGTAGTCTTTGTCATTAAACTTAAATTTCATATTACCACTCCTTTGTTTTTAATGTCACTGCAATTTTCTTTTGTGATTCGATTTGTGCAGACAAGTTAGATTGCATTTCTTCTAATGATAGTGGCTTTACTACTAACACAGGTGCAGTAACTAGCGTTGGAATTTCTCCAGGCACAGGATTAGACGCTGGTTCAGCAATTACTTCTTCGCTTAAATTGTTTTCTACTACACAAGCGATTGCTTGATCTTTAGTCATAGCATCAAAATCCATAGCTTCTGAACCTGCACAAGAGCCATACATACTAGCTGAATATTCTCCATCTACTGCTGTATATCTCCAATCTATTGTCTTAACTACATTCTCTGAATCACATTCAAAGTTTGGAAAAGACCATTCGTATGTTATCGCCATAATTTTACTCCTTAATAAGTTACATTATTTGCACTAGCTGAATTTGAACCACTTAATGTTATTGTTCCATTACTAATATTACCAACAGCATTAGTATAATCTGCTGCACCTGCTTCCAATACACTAAAAGTAGAACCTGTGCTTGAAAAAATATTTCCACTAACAACAACTTGTGAAGTTGCATCTAAATATAAATCTACATTTGAACCTGCTTCAAAAGAACATCCATTTACAATGTGTAAACTTCCTCTTAAAACCGCACCAAAAGTATTTAAACTAAATACACATCCAGTAAAAATAAAATCTTTACATGTTGTATCTATACTTACACCTGGAGCTGCTGGCGATGCACCTGCTGTTGCAAATTCACATCCTGTAAATTTCCAATGTACACATGTACCTAGTGCATTTAAGGGCCCAGATGGAGCTGTTGTAAATGAACAACCAGAACAAATACCCCAATCAGCGCCATTAATAATTAAACCATATTCTTGCCCATTAGTTGAACAATTACTAAGTCTAGTTCCTTCATCAAATGCTCCAGCACCACCAATTACTCTAAATCCAAATGCTGAACCATTTTGTACTTTTACATTAACTATATCCGAGTCAGCACAATTATCTAAACTTACACCAGTATCAGTTTGAGAGATAAAAACGTTTGATATGAAAGTATTTGCACAAAATCTTAATTTAATAGCAAAATCAAAAGTTCCTATTATTTGCATATCTGATATTGCAATGTAAGAACAACGTGCACTTGAAACATTACCATCAATGTTTATGGCGGTTACGCTAGTTTTACTGTTATTATTTAAATTAATCCCGCTTATAATAAAGTTACTAACAGCAGTAGTAGAACTAGGATTTGTATAGCTTAATAAGTTAATTGAATTATCTCCTGCTAGTAATTTTACAGATGAACCTTCAAAAGAAATTAATGAAACACCAGGCACTAGCGTTAGTCCTACACCAGAACCATTATTTCCAATAAGATAATCTCCAGTAGGAAAAAAAACAACACCAGAAGATATTGAATTAATAGCACTTTGTATTGCTGCTCTATCATCTGTAGTACCATCACCAGTAGCACCAAAGTCTTTTACATTGACTGCCAATTTTTCAATAGTTTTATAAGTTTGGTCACCAGCTAAGAAGGTTGTTGATGAAGCGGTTCCTGTACCTAGTCTTGCAGTTGGTACTAATCCTGTTGCTAAATCTGATGCGTCTAAATTTGTTAAATTAGCCCCACTGATTGCAGGTAATGTCGCTGGGAATCTTGCATCTGGCACTGTACCAGAAGATAAATTTGAAGCATTTAAAGAAGATCCATCAATGAATCCAGAATCATTATTGAATCCTGAAATATTAATATTTCCTTTAGTTAATTTCTTTTGAGCATTTGCTGAATCAATTACAGCAAAAAAATCTCCGTCTGCGTCTGAAGTGGAAGTTGTTAATTCTGATAAATCTACATCGATAGCATCTGCTGTGACATCAATAAGAGCACCTGCTCCAACGTTTAATGTAACATCACCTGATGATCCACCACCTGTTAAACCATTTCCTGCTGTAACACCTGTAATATCTCCAGTAGTTGGAGTTTGATATTCTAAAGCAGTTCCAGCTCCATTAACTGCAAGAACTTGGTTTGCACTTCCAATTGTAGTTAATCCAGTACCACCTTTTGTTGTAGGAACTGTAGGTAATCTATCTGATGCTAAAGTTCCTGAAGCAATGTTAGTTGCATCTAAGTTTGTTAAATTAGCTCCACTAATTGCAGGGAGTGTAGCTGGGAATCTTGTGTCAGGGACTGTACCAGAAGATAAATTATCTGCATTTAAATTTGTTAAGTTACTTCCATTATTTGCAACAATGTTTCCACTAGCATCTAGTATGACTGCTTTGGATGCTGGAAGAGTACAGAAAACATCTTTTGTACCTGCAGCAAAATTCACTAACGCATCACTATTGGAACTTGAAATAACCGTATCTCTGGATAACGTTCCAGCGCCTACGGTACCAATACCTACTTCAAAGTCTCCACTGTTCTGTGAAGCAATTGCATAATAAGTTGTATTTGTATTACCGAGTGCCCCTGAAAAAGTTTCAAATCCAGTAGCCGCTCCATCAAGGGTAAGTGTACCTGTACCCGTAGTTGTTGTGGTTTCTTTAACCCTATCTTTTATAACAAATGCCATTTAAAATCCTTTTTAACCAGAGATTCTTAATATAGCTGCCGATGTAGTAAATGCTGGAAACTGTACTGTGAAAGTTCCTGATGTAGCTGTTTTATCTGCTCCAAAATCTAAAACTGCAACTGCTGCATTAGTAACTGCAGAAGATGTGTTGTAGATTAATGCACCTCTAGCTGTCAACGTTACACCAGTGAAAGATAAATCATTAAAGTCAACAATTGCAACACCTGCACCTGTTCCGGTTCCGATGTTTGTATTTTGACCTGTCAGAGCACCACCACCTGCTGTGTATTGACCACTTGCAGGAACTTCTTGAGTAGTTGTGTAAGAAGTAGTCGCTGAGTTTAGAGTTGCTGAAGAAGTATAAAGAGCTAGTTTAAACTTATCACCACCAGAAGCAAAATTTGCATCACCTTCTAGTAATTGTTTCTTAAACGCATTTGCAATTGCTTGTGTTATAGCCATAGTTTATCTCCTTATTTTCCTCCGACTCGAGGAACACCTGATTGATATTCATCTCGTCTTCGTCTTCCCATTTGTTCAATTGAGAAACCTTCTACTACTTGTTTATACTTTCCTTCGTATAATTGCAAGAGATCGTTTGGTCCCTTTAAAAAGCTGTAAGCTTCGACTAAACATGCATACAAAAGTCCGTTGGGAAAATACTTACTGATGTATGTAGTTGTATTACTACTAGATAAACCAGGATCTTTCAAGATATAATTTAATTGAATTTGATAATTTGAACTAGGTGTAGGAGCCAAAACAATAGTATCTTTGTCCCACATACCGTAATATTTAGGCTCTCCAGTTGCTCCAGTTGAATTATATTCTGACATAAAACTGGTATCTCTATATTCTAAAAAATTTCTAGTTCCCCCAGAACCCCCATTTACAATCTGAGCCGATCGAATGATTAATAAATCCGTAGGAGTATCAATAAACCTTTGTGAAGCGACTAAATTAGCTGTTGCATATCTTCTGTTATTATCAGAATCAACATCTCTATATATTCTAAATTCTGCATCACTAATAATTCCATCTATAATAGTAGATGTTAAAACATTTGAATCTACTTCTGTGTAATCTCTAATTTTTTGTATTAATTCTGCGTATGTCATTATCCTTGTAGGTTCACAGGGCCAGCTGTGCAACCATTTCCTCCTCCACTAATTCCACTAGTTGTCGCTGTGTCGGTACTAGCAAAATAAAAATAATTTGTTGTGTCTGATACAATACCACTTCCATCAATTTTGCCAACCGTAATTGTAAATCCATTTGAATTACTAATATCAGTTACTCCATTGAATGATGGAATGGCTAGATATCCACTTGCACTAGTTGGTCCTCTGAATCGAACTATATTACCAGTTGATCGTTCATGATTAGGTGAATAGACATTGACATAAGTAGTGCCACTATAAATTATAGTTTGAAATGGATTTGTTTGTAATAAAATTAAAACAGCAGGTTCTGTTCTTGCTGGTCTTGCATTTTGTAAACCTTGTCCATCTGCAGTTGTGGGTTTTGGTTCTAACTGTGGCTGCTTTGCTTCATATTCAGAAATATGAACTCTGGATCCATTCCATTCAATTACCATTTCTTTATAAGGAAATGCTAATCCACTTCGATCTGAAATAAATTGTGCATATTTTCCTTTTGATAAATTAGACATTTGGATAATAATTTTTAGGGGTTATAAATGAACTGGATGAAGAACCATCTTCTTGTAAGGCTCTTTGTAATTCATCTTCGTATAATAATTTTAATTGTTGAGTTAATTGTGGATTAAATTTTTGTGATAAATAATAAGCAAGTCCTGATACCATACAAGGAACAAATCGATAAGGTACATCGGCTTCATTTGTATAGGCTCCGGCATCCTGAATCCTGCTAACATAATAATAATTTAACAGGTTTCCGGCTTCAGTGCTTCCGGGAGTTAAATATAAAGTAATAGTAATTTTATCTATAAATCTTTGTACAAAATATTGTGTAGGTACACCTGTTTGAGTTTTATTTGAAAGACCTTGATATGCTGATCTATTTATTTTTGTTAATGGAAAATCAACTCCAGATGAATTTCTATATACTGCTTCTAAAATATCATCAACTCCATAAACTGCTGTAGCATCTGAAGTGCCATCAGAAGTTGATCGATACATTGTATAAGTAGTTTGATCTTGAACTAATGTAATAGAATTATTTTTTACTTCCCAGAAATGCAAACCTCTATTGCCCCATTCTTGAAACATAATGTTTAAAGAACGTCTTGCTGTTTTTATATCATTACCTGAATAATCAAATCTGCCTAATCTTTCATAAGCTTCAGTAATTATATCATCAATATAAAAACCTGATTCAAAGGTTGTTGTTCCAGAAGTTGCCATTTAAACTCCTATTTGTCTAACAATATTGTCGCTGCTGTTAAACCTGATATTGCATTTACAGTCATAAAACCTTTAAATAAAATTCCATCTTCTGGAAGATTAAA